CCTGTAAATCCTACTTTGACGAGTCTAACGAGTCCACCAGTGCTATGGATAAGATCGGTTGCCTTCTTCTCAACCAACTCGGAAGTGCCGTTTAACATGGTAAAAGATCCAATACCTGTAAAGGAGGAGTCTTGTACAATGATTTGAACTGCGCTACCAGAAGCATTTAGTACTCTGACAACAGTGGCACTATCAACTGTGGTGCTGTTACCAGCTCCAGCAGCAACGGTGATTTCATCACCTAAAACTAGTAATCTAGCCATTAGTTCTCCTCTACTTCTGTATCAGTGGTTTCAATTTCTTCACCTTCTGACTCTCCATCAAAAAGAGAATTAGCAACGTGTGGTCTAATTGCGTCAACTCTTTCTGCTGCTTTGTTAAAAAGCAAATCCTTGATTTTATCACTGATCTCAGACGCGGAAGAATCCGTAGCAATAAGATCAATAACGTCGTTCATTTTCTTAATATTGTTGTATATTGGTTATTTATATTACGCCGACATCTAAATCAGTGTCAGTCATTTCATTTCCCCTCTGACGTATATTTTCTTCAGGGGGTTGTTGCTCCATTCCTGGTTGCATACCAGGTTCCATTTCAAGCATTTGATCGTTAGGATCTGGGATGATACCTCTTTCGATTTCATCTTCGATCTGAGCATCGATCTCAAGAATCTCAGTATCTTTCTGTCTCAGAACTTTTCTGCGGACATACTCAGTAGAGTAATATCTACCAACATATGGTTCTACCTGTTGAAGGAGTGCCATTCTGTTATTCATCAGTTCTGCTTCTTTCAGTTCGGCAAAGTGATTATCATAAAGATAATCGAACTGAATGTGCTCAGACATTACCTCCCAATCTTCAGGAGTGCAGATATTCTTAAGCAGCAGTTGAGTTTTCAGCATATCTAAGAACAGATTGCTAAATCTCTTGCGCAGTCTACCTACAAACTTACTGAAAGAAATCTCATCACGAAGAATCTCAGAAGAACGTCCAAGGTTGAAACCATCACCAGAACCAGGCATTCTAGATTCTGGTACACCCAGAGATCTATAAAGTTTCTTCTGGAAGTATTCAATATCAGACAGTTCACCTAAATTCTGACCACCTGGCAGAGTGGTGATCTCAGTTCCTCTACCACCTTCACGACGTGGCAGCCAGAAATCTTCCAGCATGCTCATGTATTTCTTATCGTCACGAATCTCACCAGTCTGTGCATTATACACAAGCTTGTTACGATAACGATTCATAACATCACGCAGATATTGTTCTGCCTTTACCTTAGGTAGATTACCTACATCAATGTAGAAGATTCTACGTTCTGGTGCTCTGGATAATCTGTAGATGACCAGAGAATCTTCAATCATTCTCAGTTGATTGAGAGACTTAGTTGCCTTCTGCAGATAAGAAAGTACAGTGTGACGGTTTCTATCTACAAGACCGGATGTGCAATATGAAATAGAATCTGGAGCAAACTTAATACCTTTCTGTCCACCACCCATCGATGGGACTGTAGTGGGGTAATTAATCTTTGGTGTGTAGATAAAGTAATCTTCTAATTCTGGGAAGACAACTCTCTGTGCATCATCTACAGATTTTGTGTTAAACAGATCTGCTCTATCTTTATTCTTATTTTTTTCTTTTCTTACATACCTCATCTTCAGAGCATCGATATATCTCAGCTCTTGAATACCATCCTGAGGTCTCTTGATATCAATTACTTTGTTGTAATAGATTCTTCCATCAACATACCAGTTACGGAAGATCTCATGAGATTTCTTATCAAAGTCTAAAAGATCTTTGATGTGCTTAAATTCTTTTCTAATTTTATCCTTGATGCCATCACTAGCATTCAAGTTGCTCAGATCAATTTCAACGGGAGAATCATCTAGATCACTTACAATAGCTTCATTGATTACGTTTTCAATCGCTTGATCACACTCTGGATGGAGTGCCATCTCACGATATCTACGAATCAGTTCATACTCACTCTTGTAAACACCCTCAAAATCAATTGTCTGGCTACCAAAAGCTGTAGAGACATAAAAATCAGCCCCATCCTCCTGAGTGGGAGGAACGGGACTGACTACACCTTTTGATTTATCGTCGTTTTCCTCAATCGAAAAACCAAACAACCTTGCCATCTTAAAGTTTGCGTTTATTGTACTATTTATCAGGCAATAGTACCACCGTTTCCAACGGCTTCCCACCACTGAACTTGAAGCTCAACAGTGAACTCTTCGATAGCATCAGTGTTATCGTAGTTTAGATCAATTGCAGAGACTGCAGTTGGGAAGATTCCATGGAACTGATAACTTCTAAGAATAGGTTGATCAGTTGCACTTTCTTGAGCACCAGCACCACCAGTTACAGGAGCACGTCCGAGTTGGTGGACAATAGCATCAGTCTGATAATCCAGTGGATCTGTGTTACCAGAGTTATCGGATACCTTAGCAACAGAGTTCATCCATCTTTCGAAGGAACCTCTGATTGCAAAGTCAGTATCGTTGATAACGGTGATGGTCCATACATCGAATGTTCTATCACCAGCAATCTTGAGATTACGTCCTCTGAAAGGAATGGTGATTGGTGTGATGTTGGATGCTGGAAGGTTCGCACCTTTGACCAGGAATCTGGACTTAGAATCCAGATCATTTACACTAGGATCGACTACACCATCGGGGAAGGTCAGAACAACCTCAAACAGATTAGGTCTGGCGATGCCACCAGACAATCTGCTTTTGAATCTGTCGATAGTACGATCAGCTGTCTTTGGGGGATTTTGTTGTTGAATTAAGTCTGCCATCGGTTTGTTACCTCTTTAGATTATACTCCGAGAACTTCCTCAAAGCTGACACCCGTGCGAGTGGCAACGAAGGTCAGACCGATGAAGTTGATGGAACGATTTGGTTTGATGTAGATATCGGCAACAAATTCATTGTTATCGATCACTGCAGCAGTGTTATTCGTCTCATCACACTTGACAACGAAGTCAGTGATGCCTCTCTTTGCCTGTACATCACGCAGGAAAGGCTCAACGATGCTAACAAAGTTTGTTCTAGTAATCTCATCGTTGAATTCGAACATCTGATCTCTGGCAGCAGCAGAAATTGCTTTCTCCAGATAGATGAACAGACGACGAACGTTGATTCTATCGAAGGCAGATGCTCTTGCCAGAGCAGTCTTATCACCGAACAGAACAATACCGGAACCAGGTGAGAAGATGACAGGGTTTACTCTGTTAGAGTAAAGAACATCTCTCTGTGCCTTGGTTGGGTTGTATGCCAACTTAACGGCATTCAGGATTGCTCCTCTTGTGGTTCCTGCAGGAGAGAACCATGGGAAGTTGTTAATGTCGTTTCTTGCACACAGACCAGCCATGTCACCGTTCATTGGGACATATCTGAAGGTATCACCGAATCTGTCATAGGTGTACTTGTAACTGCTATCGAACACCGCATAAGAAGATGAGGTGATAGCAGAGTAGTAACTTACCAGGTTGTCGGTGATTGTCGATGTGCTATTGAGTGAGATCATAGCACCGTCAGCAAGGAATGCTTGACGATATGGAGAAACAAATGCGACGGCATCCTTTCTTTCTTCAGCAACAGCAACAATCTTGTTGGCAATTGCTTGGGTTTCTGCCATGCCATGAGCACCAGATCCCATCAGCAGGTAATCGATGTCATAACTATCTGGATTTTCGAACAGGTCATAACCTGTAGCAAGATCACCAACGTTAACCATCAGTCCAGCATTTGTAGTAATGCCAGTTGTGTTACCGTAGTCCTTACCACCAGAGAGTGTCAGGGTTTCGTTTCCATATGCATCGAAGGTAGTATCAGATGCTTTCTGATCCCATCCACCATCACCTGCCAGGGTGAACGTAGTTCCACCAGCACCAGCTGCGAAACCAGTTGTTACAACACCTGTTGGTTGACCACCACCGAAGATATTCTGAGATTGGAATTGTAACCAACCTCTCCAGTATTGATCAGTTCCAGCAGAGAACTCAGCATCAGTTGCTTTAGACAGACCCAGATGCTTCTCAAGCAATGTACCAGCATTACCAGAAACTTTACCGAGATCGTCATATACTACGACATGAACCTCATCGTTTCTAGCATTGCGAGCAGCACCGTAAGCAGTTGTGGTTGGTCTTTCGGCAACTCTGTTCCACTTAACGGTAGATCCAGTGAGAGAAATCTCTTGCTGATCGAACCAGTCTAACTGTGAAGTGTAGGTTGACAGACCCTGTTCGTTAGATGCATTGTCATAGATGAACAATGCAGTAACACTATCAGCACCGTTAGCAGTGTTAGAGAATCTGTAGATACCACCAGGTGTATAGTCTCTGTTGGTTACAGTATTGTCAGCAGCAACGTGTGCTACAAACTTAACATCAACATTGGTTCCGTCTACGTTGGTGACAACTCCTTTGAAGTAACCATCAAGAACGGAAGTCGATCCAGCACCAGGAACAACAGTGTTGGCGGGTACTCTCTGAGTAACACCGTATCCAACCTGCAGAGCTGTACCAGAATAACCAGCCAGTCTTTGGTCTGCTTTACCATCAATAATGGCAACCTTGAGACCGTTTGACCAGGTTCCTGGGTTCTTGGCAACAAAGGTAACATTGTTGATCGTGTTAGTATCATACCCTTGGTTGGTGTAGTCCTCTGGACTCTTAACCTTGATACTAGTTGCAGATCCAACTTTACCGTTGTAGAGACCAGCATTGTCTGATCTTACAACTCTTGCTACCCCACCATAGGCAAGATAGGAAGAAGCAGTATACCAATACTCATATTGGTTATTTGCTGCATGGGGTTCACCGAAATTGTTAAGCAAGTCTGCTTCAGTTTCGACTAATGTGGGAGTTTCTACTGGTCCTTTTTCAAATGGAGCAACGATGCCAGCAACTTTATCAGAAGTGGGATCTACGCGTCCAGCCGTAAGGTCTACTTCCCTTACGACAATACCAGGAGATGCTAAATTCAGTGGCATCTTTCTCTCCTTTCGTGTCCAAATTATGCTAGAGTTATTTATTAAAAGGTATGTTTACGATGCGGAAACACTGCGAAAACACACTACCAGTCAGGATACTCCCACTTTGCTTCATGGTCGTTATCCATCCGATTTCTTAGAACTCGATCAATAGTGCATGGTTTACATTCATAAGAATATGCTGATGGAGCTCCACCTCTGTCTTTTCTAGTCAAATAAAAATCAGTCATAAGGTCTTTAACCTTACCACATGTTTTACATTTTCTTTGTTTAAAAAGAAGATGTTCTAATATAAATTCTTCTTCAATATCCATCAAAGGTATTCCCACATAAAGGATCTGTCACCATACTCAGCACCAGAACTCCATCTAGTTCCTTCACTATCTACAAAACCAGCATCATCATGTATGCCATCATTTAAGAAACCAAATGGTGCCATGTCTTGTTCAATCTGATTCTTCTGATCTTCATAGATTCTCTTTCGAACATCTTGTTCAGTCATCTCTTTAAAGTAGTCTTGTGCTACCAACCAAGAGAAAATAACAAGACACATTGCCAAGTCATCGTGGCAACCTTCTTCTGCCATGAATGTATTCTTTCTTTGCACAAAAGTTGTCAACTCTGCAATAATGTCATAGTCACATGTTGCCAACTTGTCATCTTCTAACAGTGTCTTCAGGTTAGAACAACCCAACTTCTTAACTGCCGATGTCATTCTGACACCAAGTTGAGACTTCTTACCAGAGAAACCAGAACCGACAATCTGACCAGCACGTCCACGCATAGAACACATCAATACGTTCTCATACTCAAGGTCAAAGAATAGGATAGATGCTACCTGATCTCCAATATCATTGACTTCGATTAATGTGTAAGCCCAGTTATATGCCTTTGCAATGTCATGAATAATGCTAGGAAATAGCATCGGTTTAATTTCATTATTCTTATACTTTGCTACTACCCTGTATGGGAAATCGGTAATATCAAATACAATAAAAGCGGAATAGTCACCATCAATTCCTCTCGCAGTATCCACCGTGATAATGTAACTGTGATCATCGATTGGATTCTCATAGATATCTAACCCTGCGTTCTTCTTAATGGGATCATTATAAACAAGAGTCTTCAGTTTTGCCACACTGATTAATGTATCTACAGATCCAAGGAATTCACACTCAAACTCAACCCGGAACTGTTCTTCTGAAGTGTTAGCAATAGTCTGCTTTTTCCATTTAGCATTCCTACCCGGAACTTCTGACCAGTGTACTTCTGTAGGAATATAATCGTTTCGACCACGTTCGGCATCATGCCACATACGGTAGAAGTGATTCATACCGTGAGGGGTAGATACGATAATTACTTTTGTGCTTTTACCAGAAGTAATAGTAGGATAAACAGAGGCAAAGAACGAGTCAGCAATGTGATTCGGGACGAATGCGAACTCGTC